GTCACCATGTAGATCCTTGGCGTCACGCAGGCTCATGACAAAGTCTTTTTGCCCACGACTTTCGTGTGCCTTGATTGAATCAACAAATCGATTTATGTGCAAGCTCATTGTGTGCCTTTATTTTCTGTCGCCAAACAACTGTAGTAGATTGATAAACAAGTTGATAAAGTCCATGTACAGGGTCAACGCACCCGATACTTCAACTGACGGAGCAGTGTCAACTGAAACCATTTCGCGAATCTGTTGTGTGTCATAAGCAGTCAATCCCATAAAGATAATGATAGCTAGCGCAGAGATAACCATTTGCATCACAGTGCTGCCAATAAAGATGTTCACAATGCTGGCAATGATGATGGCAATCAAGCCCACGAACATGAACTTGCCCACACTGTCTAGACTACGTTTGGTAAAGTAGCCATAGCCACTCATCACAGCAAACAGGATGGCAGCACCCATAAAGGCACTAACAATTGATCCCATGGTGAACACCGCGAAGATTGTGGCAAAGCTCAGACCCATCAGGGCCGCAAAGCCATGCAAGCACAGTTGAGCAACTCCTTTTGTGGGGTTGTTGCCCAGCACATAACTCACACCAAAGATGGCCGCAAGTGGAGCAAAGATCACAATCCACTTTAGGATACCTGTAAAAAAGAATGCCAGTAGCTCAGGAGTAGTTCCCACAAAGTAGCTGACAATCATGCTGGTAATCACAGCAAGACTCATGTGTCCGTACACACGGCCCATGGCCGAATTAATTTCACTGGCAGAACGATAAGACATTCCAGCTGGATAACTTGTTTCAAACATATTATTTTCCTTTAATAAATTGTGTCAGTTCTGGAGCCTTCCAGCCCACGGGTTTTAGTACTTTACCATCTTCACGCTTGCGAACCTTGCCGGTCTTTTTGTCAATCTTGGCAAAGTTGGTCTTCATAACTTCTTTCCAACCGCCTTCGCCATTGGCACCAAAACTATGCAATGCACCTATTGTAACAACAAGGATGTCTAACAATGCATCAACAATTTCCTCGTCGTCATTTTCTGCCAGTGCGACTTTTAGTTCTTTGTGTTCTTCTTCAATAAGAGCACAATACATATCAAACTGTGTGCCATTGAATTCGTCAACGCTTTGGTCGCAAGCTCGCATGAATTTTTCTTGATCACGAAACGGATTTGTCATTTGCTTGTTCCTTGGTGTGAAATGGACCTTGATACGCATAGCGTTGCAGGGTGATAAGTTTGGGGTTCTGTACAGTTTTCCAGGTGCGGTGTTGTTTTACTCGGTACCAGCCAGCAGCAAACCAGGACTTGGATTTGTTGTCTCTGGTGAACAGCGGCAATCGATGGGTAACGTCCCACATGGCATTGTGTACCACACCACCGGTGTCATAACCGTAGGCCTGTTGATCTTGGATTGGCGTGACTGACTCTTGATCTGCAAATTCAATACCAGCAGCACGACCTGCCATCTTGAGAGTTTTGTATCGTTGCACTGTGTTTTGAATTTTTACAACAATGCCCTCTGCGTCAGCTTCAATCTGTCCAATCTTGCGGTCGTCTTTTTTAAGTATCCAGTACCTGTCTGCTATCACTGGTTTAGCTACTATGCTGTTCATTTAATACTCCTTTATAGGTTTCATTCAACCAGCGTCCAAAACTGTCTGCTGAGTCGCTGCACTTGACCAATTCGTACTTGCCACAGAATCGCAAAAAGTGACTGCCCACTTGCCCCACGTCTTTGTGACTCACTTGCTCACGTATGGCAGCGTCCACTAGATCCTTGATCTCTTGTGGCTGTGCTGTGAGGTCAATCAAGGTACGGTTGCGTTCATAATCATCCAGCACTCGGTGCTCATCACCATTGTGGTCGGTCCAACGTTGCAACATGAGATTGTTCCAGGCATAGCCTTTTTTGCCCATGTCGCCAAACGCTTCTTCTAGTCCAACCTTGTTCTTGGTACCCTTGGTTCGCACACCAGGATATGCTGAAAACACATTGTCACTGGTATCGCCACGCATGCATTTTTCAAACAGCAACCAAGCAGGATCGGGCACAGTCTTGGGCAGCTTGGTCTTTTTGTCCTTGATCAGTTGTCCCTTGACATCAAATATGCCGTCCACAGTGATCAGCTCATCGGTGATGCCGTTGTACTGTTTGACATTGGAGGCCACCAGCTGCACAAAATCTGTGTCTGAACTGACCACTATGTGTTCGTCTTGGGGGTGTAGGGCTATCCATCGTGCAATGATGTCATCTGCTTCGGCCTGGGGCTCGCGGATCACACTGCAATTGGTCTTGTTGCTCAAGTATTTAGTCAGCTCGTCGTAGGTCTCCCAGAACAGCTTGTCTTCTTCGGCCTGCTCATCATTCATGGCAGCACGGGCCACAGCACGATTGGCCTTGTAGGGCCGGTAGTGATCCTTACGCCAGCTTCGACCTTCTAAGCAGAAAACCACATGGTCTGCTTGAAAACGCCGCACAACCTTGTTGGCACTCATCAAGGTTAGATACAGTGCAAACCCCAGTTTGGTCCAGGAGTCCGCAGCACGGTGTGCTTGATGCCGCGCTCGAAAGAACATGTTGCTTGTATCAATAAGAAGGTATTTCATCAGGGCCCAGTAGTTGGTTATCTTTAATGTATTGTAGCACATGATTGGCCCAAAGTCTATGACTTTCGGCATCAAAATGATAACTTTTGGCATTGGCATAGGTGCCACCGTTGTTTATTAGCCAATTGTGATAGGATTCTTCCCGAACATAAGGGTACATGTAGCTCTTGCCCCAGTTGTGTTGATTCTGGATATCACTGAATGTACTGTGGCCACTAAAGAACAAATGTCGCACGCCTAGCTGTTCGAGGTACAAATGCATTGCCCAAATTTTATCATGTGCATCAAGAGTTTTACTGGGCCAATCCACATTTACCACATAGTTCTTGTAGCGTTCTTGCAGTTCAAGCGGAACAGTGTCTACTCCGCTGGCATTCACTTGATACCACGTGCCATTATGCAACCATTCTTCTCGTTCCCAAGTGGTCCATTGCAAAATTACAAACGTATTTGCCAATTGGTCTTGATTGTGATTGATCCAGTCTGTTGTGGTGCGGATAACACGATCGTTGCTGCCGCCCGAACTGGCCTGGCATATCAAGTCCATGCCCAGAGCGTCTGCTATTCTTTTGCCGTAACTAACTGCTAGGTTAGCAGGATGCGGCTCATTTCCAGTTCCCCATAAATCACCGTCATCACATGACCAGGCGTGCGCGACCAATGCTTCGGCGGCTGCACTATGGCTGCAACCATTAACATACAAGATCATTTGTGTGACAGTACCTTGTGACTTTCGGCAGCAACCACACGCTTGCGTAGGCTCGAACTAGAGAATGAGTGGTCTCGTCCGTTGAATACCAGTTCAATTCCTCGTAGAGCACCTTCGGACCGACCACTAAAATCCTGATGCTCGTATTCTACACCCAGCACACGCACATCAAGTGGCAGAATCAACAACAGGTCAATAAGATCCTGTTCAGTTTGATACACTACAACTTCGTCCACATAGCGGCAAGCAGCCAATTGTATCTGACGCTCCACAATGCTTTGGATAGGATGATTTTTTGTTTCTGGTCTATCTATTGTGGGATCAGTTTGCAAGCCGCATATCAAGTAGTCGCAGTGATTCTTGGCTTCTGACAACATTGCAATGTGGCCAGCATGCAGCATGTCAAAGGTTGAGAAAGTGATTCCAATCTTTTTACCATCGGCCTTGAGCTGTTTGATGTGATTGAAAATCATGACACTTCAGTCCTGCCATCCCCAATGTCTCGAGTGTTCACATACTGTCCTGCACCCTTGATAATGGCTTGTTCTTGTTCCCAGGTTTCCATCACAACATGACGGCACACAGTCTGAAACCAACGATCCACAATGTCCACATCCAGATCGTTGGGCTTGATCATGTAGCCAGCCTTGACCAAGCGACTCACAAAGATCTCATTCCAGTCCAGTTCAAAACTGCCCTGGTGCAGGTTGTTGGGATCAATATCCATCTTGAGAATGGCCACATACGGTTCGCCGGCTGCTGTGGCAAGTTCTTTTTCGCTTTTGGGCTCTTGTTTGAGCACACGAACTTTGGGTGCTGCTGATTTTGTTGCTGTCTCAGGTTTGGACTTCTTTCCAAATAGTTTATCAAATATTCCCATATCAATCCTCTTTTATTTCCATCCAGGTATGGTCGCCCATGTATTTTACTTGTGCTAGATACTGGTAATCTTCCGGAGCACCAGTACTCCAACTGGTTGGGCCAGTTAGTACCAGCAACATTTTTTCTAGTCTTGTTTGCCACACCAGCCAATAGCAGTTGCCCATTACCAATCTAAACTGAAACTCTGCTGCATGTACTGCATCTGTTATTTCCAGTCTGCGTCTAATTTGCTCAGCCTGTTCTTCCAACACATGAACCAAGGACATTATACGATCGTATTCTTGCTGAGCATACATCCTGGCATGATTGATCATGAGATCTTTTTGCTCAGTAACCGGAATCAAATCAAATTTAGGACCTCCAGCTTCGGTAGCATAAGGAGTAACATTCCTGTTCAAAAATGGAACAAGAGTTCCTGTGCTGGTACTATCGTAGCTGTTGCGCCCTTTGAGTAGATTTGATTTGTCAGTCACTTTTTGGGTGTCCGGTGTTATTTCCCCCAGCCGTTGCCCCAAAGATCCACATGCAGTCGAGGACTGTACCAGTAGCCACGCCGGAGTGCTTCATCGGCCACATGCAATCTATTGCCATCATACACACTCACAACGCCGCCCACAGGCATGACAAATACAGGGCCGCTGAATCCGCGCAGTCGATATTCGTCTGTCACAAGATCCAGTTCGGCAAAGTCTTCGACCTTTTCAACCACAAACTTGAGATAAGTCACACCGTATGTTTCATAGTCCCAGATAATGTCGGGCTTGATGGCATCTTCCCATTTCTCTCCGGACACACTCAGTTTGGGACTCACACTGAATGTGATTTCTCCCATCCAGGCAGCAAGATACTGTTTGAATTCTCTAGTGAGTTCCTGGGTACCATTGGTTTCAAATGTGATGTGTCTTAGGCCAAGTTCATGCAGTTGATCTAACAGTTCAGGATATGCACGTTGCCATCCCAGGAGCGGTTCACCACCCGTGATCACCAGATGCACAGGATTGCCATTGGGCTGTAGCCAGTTGCCATGTGGCAGCAGTGCAGCCATCTTTGCCACCAGTTCTTCTGCGGTGTATGTGGGGCTCAGGTGTTTGAATGCAGGATGCCAGGATGCATAACTGTCACAGCCAGTTTCTACCAGGGGCAGTTCCTCAAATGTGTTGTACATGTGTACAGTCTTGGCCACGTCGTCGGCACCAGTTGATCGTTCACCGGGCTTGCAACCAAATCCTGAACAGGTAAAATTACAGCCAAACATGCG